CAATATGAAATCCCAGATTATATTCTTTGCAATCCAGACGGAAGTAAACTATATAATCTTTCTGGAATCTATAACCGAGAAATTGGCTTACGCTTTAATGCAATTTCTACCATCAAATTTACCGCTCAAAAGGTGCTTGATGGAGTTGATGCCCCATATTATGATAAACTCGTTGGAAAACGAAGAATTTCTATAGATAATATTGGTGTTTTTATTATTACTAGTGTTGTAGAAACAAGTGATGGCGCAAATATCTCTAAAGATGTAGTGGCGAAATCTCTTGAATTTGAACTTTCATATAAAAAGATACTTTCATTAGAAGGAACTTGGCAATTTTGGGATACACTAGATACTACACACAGTTTAATGCATAAGATTATATCTTATATGCCCAACTGGACAATTGGAACAATTGATGCTTCACTTATGACTATGTTTAGGACATTCAGTGAAAAAGACACTAGTATTTATGCTTTATTAATGAATGAAGTTTCTCAGGCTTATCAATGCGTATTTAGTTTTGATACTTTCAATCACGAGATTAATGTGGCTGCTATTAACAATGCCGTTCATCGCACTGATATATTTTTATCTTATGGCAATTTGTTAAAAAATACAAGCATTGATGAAAATTCAGACCAGATTGTAACAGCACTAAATGTATATGGCAAAGATGATTTAACTATTAATCAAGTCAACCCACTTGGAAGCGATACCATTTATAATTTTAGTTATTTTAAAAATCTTTCTTGGATGTCACAGGGACTTATTGATGCAATAAATGCTTGGGATATAAAGGTGGCTAGCTATATAGATACTTACGCTGCACAACTTACTGCATATACGGCGAAGCAACGAGAAATGAATATTTTAAAAACTGCTGTTGCTGTTTATTTAGATGCAGAAAAAGAAATCATTGACCCCATTAATTCTGGTCTATCCGCATTGGAAACGAACTTAGCAAATAAGAGAAATCTATTAAAAATTCAAATTGATATGGGTTATACCGAAGTCTCGACTTTTCAGGCTGCGGTTTCTTTAGCTGAACTACAGGTAGCCGACAAACTTGTCGCAATCGTTACGCTCCAATTAGACCTAGACGCTAAATTATATGACCTTATTGAGATAAATACTGAATGTAAGTTTGAAAATAATTTTACTATAGCACAATTAGCTGAATTAAGTAACTTTATTTTTGCTGGTAGTTACGATAATAGAAATTTTCTTCAAACAGAAACTATGAGTCTGCAGCAAATCCAGGATATGGCAATGAATTTATATGAACAAGGTAAAGTTATATCTAATAAGGTATGCTATCCGCGCATGGAATTTTCTTTGGATATTCATAATTTTATATTCTTAGAATATTTTAAACCATTTACAGACCAATTGCAACTAGGCAGTTCAATTACCGTAGATATGGACGAGAATGATGGACAAATGATTGCTCCTATCGTTCTGGGGTTTGATTATAATTATGATGACCCAGAAAAATTTAAGTTCTTATTGAGTAACAGAATGCGATTAGCTAATTCGGAAGTTGAGTTAGCGGATATTAGTAGTGATACTGACAGAACCGTATCGGCAGTTAAATATACTGCTGGTGAATGGGGAACTTGGACTGATGACGGCGAAAACAGTGTTAACGGGCTTATTAAAGAGGCTCTAAACTCCTCGCTTGATACACTGTTAGCTACTGATAATCAGGAACTTACATTCACTAATGCCGGACTGATTGGAAAACAAAAAATTGGCGATGGTTTTGCTCCACAACAGATTTGGCTTACAAGTAATCAAATAGCTTTTACTAAAGACAATTGGGAGAGCGTAAATCTTGCTTTGGGAAGTATTCTGGTTGGCAATCAGCATGTTTATGGTCTTGTAGCGGATGCCGTTATAGGTAGATTGCTTGCAGGTAATAATTTAGTTATTGAGAATACTGTTAACTCTGCTCAATCAATTTTTAGAGTTGATGGAAGTGGTGTAACACTTGTAAATGCTGATTTTGTATCAACAAGTACTACTCAAAATGCTAAAATTACGATTAGTCCAACCAATCCGTTTCTAGTAGATAAAAAAGACGATGGTGGCAATTGGATTAACCAATTATCAGTTGACGATCATGGTAACATAACCATGATTGGCAACGTTACGGCAACTGGTGGTACATTCACCGGAACTATAAATGCTCTGGCTGGTTATATTGGAGATGCTATTAGTGGTTGGACTATTGATGCCGCCGGATTAACCTACGGCAATGACGCTATGTATCTTAAACCATCAGGTGTAAAACTTGGTGATATGATTTATGTAGCAGCACATTCGGCGTGGGACGATTTGAAAAATGCATATATTGATGTACCAGAAAAAACTACCTTTTCTGGAGAACTCTTTGGTGCTACTGGAACTTTTAGCGGAACGGTTACTGCTTCACAGTTTGTTGGGCAGTTGGACTGGAGTAATATTACTAATACTCCCATACCTGCTTCACAATTTAATAATGGTGTCGGATATATTTTGGCGCCCACAAGTGTTGGAACCGGTAGATGGGATTTTGGCGGTGGTAGTGTTGGTTATAAGACCAATACGTATGCTTCAATGGAGTTTGTTGACGGCGGTTTGATAAAGGCTTGGGGTGCAACCCTTGTCTTAACCGGCAATCCCAATGTCAGAATTGATGGTAATCTTCTTGTTCAAGATGGTAACATTGAGGTTCCTCTTGGGGCTGTTAGAGCATGGAAATTTGAAGTTAAAAATGGTGACACTTGAATAAATATTGATACCTTATATGACAAAATTGGGCATACCCACGATGGTTATGCACCAATTGCTGATTATATGATAAATGGTGAGACTATATATCCATTACATGTTAAACCCACTGGTTCTTATTATAATTCTGATAATGAACGCGGCGTTGGTACTGGTGCCCCGTATGTGCTACAACTTGCAAGTGGTGGCAGTATAACTTTAACAGTACGTGATGGTATTGTAACATATATAGGGTAAAGAAAGAGATAAAATGAGCGCATTAAATTGGATAAAACAAGACATAGGTTCTTATGAGGGACTTGACGGCTTAGACCGTTGGCATCGTGTAATGTCAAGCCCAGATGGACAAACAATAGCAATTAGTAATTATTATTATCCTATACTATATCTAACCTACGATTCCGGCGACAATTGGGAAGTTTATGCTGGATTAACTAATATACCAAACCCGCCAAACTATTACCAATTAACAAATGGTTCTATAATGTATGCATATACAGTAGATAAAACCCTTTATAGACACGATAGAAGCACAGGAGAAACAGTAGAAATAATTCCGATACAAAATTTTGGTCATCGTTGGTATCTTACATACAATCTAAAAACAGATGGAACGGGACAGAATATTTGTGTTACTGTATATACAAATACTATAACTACATCGGAGTACGATGGCATATATATATCTAACGATTATGGGGCTACTTGGAGTGTTCATGCACTTCACCATAATGGTATAGGCGGTCATCAACAAATGGGGTCTTTTGTGAATTCAACTGGTCAGTACATGGCAGTTTTAGCTACGGGTCAGTTACACGACGGGGAGAATATAACGCATTCTTGCTTCTATGTTAGTAATGATTGTGGGGTTACGTGGAATAAAAAATTTGATAATCTTTACTTTCCTGGATATAGATTTAGCACCGACGTTGCAGCCAGTGATGACCTTACTCATATATATACTGTTTATCGTGGTGCAGCAAGTGGCAGTCAACCTAAATGTTGTTATATGAGTCACGACTCAGGCGACACCTGGCAAACCCATCAATTTTTATCAGATACTTCTATTTCCACAGCAAGTATAACTACTGATTGCACTGGTCAATATATCTTTTATTCTCTTAACGCTTCAGTAAAATATATATCTCAAGATTACGGGGCAAGTTGGCAATCTTTTTCGTCAACCATATATCCTACAGATACTTGTATAATACCAGGAGGGCACGATGCATGGCATATATTTCCGTCTGGGGCATACTATGTTGTAAATGTTTCTACTGATTGGTTTAGTACTTGGACACCATTAGAAAATCCATTGGCAGGATTGAGTTTAACAGGACAATGGCTTACGGCAGTAAATTCTGACGGAACAAAATATCTCGCGGCTCTATATAATACAGGATATCCGTATATTAGTAACGGCGATGGCATATGGCAAAAAGCTGACATACCAGGAGGCGCACCTATCGACATTGAATTTTTAACTATGAGTGGCGATGGTCAATATGTGCTTCTTGGTGGATATGATGGACTTTATTTATCAATTAACGGAGGAACTACATGGAATAAAACAGTTCCTATTGCGGGATATGAAACCGCTGCGTGGAATTCAGGTGCCATTAATTATACAGGTCAATATATGCTTCTTGGCGATTATGATTCAGAAAATGAATTGTTTTCCAATGATTATGGGGCTACATGGTCGGTAATAGATGAAGGTACCGGTTTTGTTGAATCGGCATGTATTAATAACAACGGTTCAGTTCTTGTTGCTAGTGGATGGGGAGGTATATATATATCCTTAAATTATGGAGCCACATGGTTTACAAAAGACTATAATTATGGCAATGGATACATAGGACTCAGTTGTACGGCAATGGGAGACACTATATATATATGCGACGCTGGCTATTCTATCTGGCGTTCTACAAATTATGGTTCAGATTGGACTGAATTAACACCAAATACTGATGCTTATTTCTCAGCCTGTTCTGATAAAAATGAAATGATATTTTTTGCAGACACTAAAACTGGCTTGCAATCGTCTTCTGATGGAATAAATTGGACACAAGAACTTCTTAATGCATATAGTGTTTCATCTGATAGTTCTGGCACAAAAATAATATGTGGACAAGAAAATGGATATGTATATATAACACCTACTGGGCCGATAAACCTTGATGACTTGTATTCAAAAAAAGGGCATACCCATCCTTATGCACCAATTGGTGATTATATGATAAATGGTCATACTATATATCCGTTGAATGTTCGACCCACTGGTTCTTATTATAGTTCTGCTGGCGAACTTGGCGCTGGTACTGGTATTCCATATGTGTTGCGACTTGTAAGTGGGGGCACTATGACTTTAACAGTACGTGGCGGTATTGTAACTTATATAGGGTAAAGGAAGAGAAAATGCAATTCTATAAAATCAATGAACAATGTTTGCAAAATCTACAAAAAATCGCAGGGGCTTTGACTGAAATTGAAGTAAAAGGTAAGAGTGTTTCTTATCTCTATATGGCGGGGCTAACTTTGGAATCTACTCTTGAACAAATTGGTAAAGATAACCAAGAAGAGCAAAAAGAGGAAATTCCAAAAGAAAAAAGGGAGGTATCGGTGAATGGCAACAAATGACCTAAGTGACACAAATGTTTTTAACGTAGATTCAATGACATTTATTGCTGGTAGCCATCAAGAACTTCGTTTCCATATATATGAAGACGATATGGTTTCACCCATTCCGCTAAATGGCGCGTCAAATATTGAGTTAAGGGTTAGTTTATTTGGACAACCGAATTGGGTTGTTTTTACAAAAGTTGGAAGCAATGAAAATATTGACCCATACAACATAGCTATTATAGAGTTAACAACTGATGATACGGCATTACTGAGCGGTAAATATATGTATCAATTACGTTTAACTGATATCAATGATGTGACTTATATACCAGCACAGGGTATCATGACTATATTAACACAAATTGAATAAAGGAGTATACAAATGATTACTATTACCGCAGCAAATGCAGTACTGAATTTACTTTTAGGTGGAACGAGTATTAGTGTTCCAACAACCTATTATGTAGGATTATCAACTACGGCACTAACTACCAATGGAACAGGTTACACAGAACCTTCTGGCAACGCATATGCTAGGGTTGCTGTTGCTAATAATAAATCTAATTTTTCTGTGGCGACTATTGCCACATTAACAAATTTATCGACAATTACTTTTCCTGAAGCTACACCAGTTGGTTGGGGAACGATAACTTATGTTTTCTTGGCGAACTCTTTAACCGCAGGAACCGTATGGTATTATGAAGCACTAACAACTTCGCGTATAGTTCAGGCTAATGCGACCTTTATTTTTGTTGCCAATGCGCTCACCTTTAACATGATTAATACGTAAAGGACTGACATGGCAACCCACGATATGAGGGTATATCTAAAAAAAATATGGCATTTTAATACAACTGCCGGTGGGTTTTCGCCTATCGATACTGTATTCTCGCACATAAAAATACCATTTTCAATTGATGCTTTTGAATCTCTTGAAGAAAGAGTGCATTCTTTAGATATAAGCATTAAGTTTAAAGACCGTGTTGAAAGCGGATTAGTTAAGTTATTAGAGATGGTACACCTTGATATACCCATTCGCCATGTTAATATAGTTACTAAAATAACAGAAATATTAAGATATATCGCTACAACAATAAACATATTACCAGTAACTATTCAAGCAGTTGGTAGAACTATAGAAAAAGTTCATGCGGAAGTTAATCTTCATTCTCTTCGTATGGAAGCCAATGGTTATGCTACTTTATTGCGCACAGTTATGGAGTGGGATTATGACTTTGCCATTACTCCAACCTTGCCGCTCTATGTGGTAGATTGGGATAATAGTACTATTACAGAGTTAGATATTATAGGATAATAAGATGACACATTATTTCACATATAGGAAGGGGTCACGATGAGTACAACTCCTAATTTATCTTTGAATGTTTATGAACCGGAAGATAATCCTCTAGTAAAAACTTGGCGTGATGATTTAACGTTAAATTTTGTCAGTTCTTCATTAGTAAAGATTGATACGTGGGCTGGGCAAACAGGTACTAGACTTGATGACCTAGAGGGTTCACGAACAAATTTTAGAATTTCAGCAACATCTTCTGTTCAAGATAATTATACGGCGACCTCTAGTGAAATTATTTCTTTGACGGCGGGAATGCAATTGCAATTCTCGGCAAGTCAAAATAATATCGGTAGTTCTACGTTAAATATCAATGACATTGGTACTAAAACGATTCGTAAAATAAATAACCTAGGAGAAACAGTTAACCTTGAACTGAATGACATTATACCCAATAGGTTATACACATTTGAATACGATGGTACGATTTGGATTTTAAGGTCTGGGTTTACTGGTTCTCAAATTATTATTAATGGTACAGTTGGGAATATTATTTCAATTGATGCTGAAAATAATCTAACGGATTCTAGTATTGCTATTGTTGATGGAAAAATTACGTCTGCTGGTATTACTATGGGGGCTGGTATTACTGACGATGGTAATGGTAGTATTATGCTATCCGATACTGCTGTGGCACCTGGAATTTATGTTGGATTAACGATAGATAACAAGGGTAGGATTATAGAAGCCACTACACCAAATCCATCACTAACGGGGGATGCAACACTAATTTCAACTGATGGTGTTTTATCGTGGAATACTCAAGCTCCAGATAGTGCAAAATTTGGAGGTGAACTGCCAGCGAATTATTTAACTATTGCACATGCAAATGCGACATCAGCACCCAATATGATTCCGATAGCGGACGATGCTGGTAAATTGGCAGTTGGATGGATGGCACAGCCGCAATTCTATCCGTTAACCACTCCACTTACCTCAACAAGTTGGGATGGGGACGCTAAGACCAGTGCAGACAATGGCATTATTGACCTGTCTGCGAGTTTTGGAGCACCAGCAAATATAAAAGCGATTAGTGTGCGAGTTGAAGTGACTTCAACTACTGCTGGAAAGGCTGTCTTTATAAAAACGGCTACCGGCGTTGGGAATGCACTTGTTGTAACGACCCAAGTTGCCGATTTACCTCTCAACGCTTATACAATCGTGCCATGTGACGCTAACGGTGATGTCTATTTCATCGCCGAAACAGGCGCTACGTTTACAAGCGTAACTCTGGAAATATACGGCTACTGGTTATGACCATGAATCCCATTATCAATAAAAGTTTAGTTTTATTTCCAAGTTTCTTATTGAAACTTGTTTATAATAATCCATATTTAATTAAAATATCGGGTAATCCCGACAAGGAGAATAAATTATGACCACAGCTGTTTTATCTGATTATCTTGAGGGAATGTTCCTCAACTACGTTCTTCGTAGTGTTGCTTTTACCTCTCCAACGAGTGTCTATCTCGGATTGTTCACAGCTACACCGGCTGATACTGGCGGTGGCACCGAAGTCGCAGGTGGAACTTATTCGCGTTTCACTTTAACGGGTGCTTTTGATGTCGCTTCTGCTGGTGCAACACAAAATACAGCCATTATTACTTTCCCGACTGCAACTGCGGTCTGGGGTTTGGTAACCAGTGTTGGTATCTTTGATGCAATTACTGGTGGCAACCTCTTATTCTATGGTTCATTTGGTTCCAACCTGCAAGTTGATACGGGCGATACCCTGTCAATTGCTGCTGGTGCTTTGGATATTTCTTTGGGCGGAGATATTGGTACGTTCCTTGCCAATGAAATGCTTGACCATATCCTCAAAGCTGCTACTTTTACACAACCTGCTGCTGCATGGTTAACTTTGTATACAACTATGCCAAACGCTGCCGATTCTGGTGGCGTGGAAGTAAGTAATGGTTCCTATGCTCGTGTAACCTGTCATGGTGCTGCAAAATGGGACGCTCCAACCGCTACAGGTGGCGATACCGAAAATACTGCTACCGAAACATTCCCTGTGGCTTCTGCTGATTGGGGTACTGTGGTTGGTCTGGGTATTAGAACAGCTAATGCTGCTGGCAGTCTGTTGTTTTTCAAGACTCTGACTGCAAGTAAAACCGTTTACAATGGTGATACCTTCCGCTTTAGTGCTGGGGCTATTGATATTGTTTTAAGCTAATTTATTAGTTTAATGCTAAAATGGGGTGTGGTTTAACCATGCCCCATTTTTAGCAACGGAGTATGAGAGTTAAGTTTGTTTTATAATTAAGAATAATAGAAAGGAAAACAACTATGTTAAAAATCGAGAAATTTGATGGCACTAAAACCTATATGTTTGTGGATGGTTCTTTGGCTACACCAGAAATAATGTTGCAGAAGAATCCTGCTATGTCTAAGTTCACACACGTTTTGGAGTTAAATGGTGATGTCGTGCAAGCAATTATGAATCTGTCTGCATTACGTGGAATCTACAAGATTGACAAATCTTTGTCTGAGGATGATGCAATACTTGCGATTGAAACTATTACAAATACACCTCCACCTGAACCTCCTGTTGCTCCAGAAGAACGTTTGGCGGCAGCACAAGAGTTTGCGAATTTGGCAATGCTTCCTGCGGTTGTCGCTGTCAAAAGTGGTAAGACCGTTGAGGAAGACCCCTATGCCAAACTATTAAAATCGAACTTTGACAAAGGTTTGTGGAATTCTGCGATGTTACTTGAAGCGACCAAAAAAGGTGTACTGACTACCGACCAGAAAGACGCAATTACTTCAAAAAAGTAGTGATGTTATAGTAATTCTATGTGGAAGGAGGTGGTTATAATATGGGACTAAATTATAATGGCACAGCCACTGTACTATCTGTTGCAAGGGGGATGTTTGCCGCAACAACGATAGGCAATTATGCATTATTTGGTGGGGGAAATACCACCGTCCGGTCTGCTGTAGTAGACGCGTACGACGCTTCGCTTACTCGCACAACTCCCACAGCCCTATCTGTTGCGAAACAGAACGTAGGTGCGACCACAATAGGTGGTTATGCATTATTTGGGGGAGGATACGGTAGTTCTACGTGTTCCGCTGTAGTAGATGCGTATAATACCTCGCTTACCCGCTCAACTCCTACAGCGCTGTCTGTTGCAAGGTCTGGTGCACACGGAGTCACAATAAACAATTACGCATTATTCGGTGGAGGTAGTAGTGATAGTACTGAATCCGATGTAGTAGATGCGTATAACACCTCACTCACCCGTACAACTCCCACAGTTCTGACTGTTGCAAGATACGGCTTAGCCGCAACAGCGATAGGCAATTACGCCTTATTCGGGGGCGGTGTTACGTCATATCCATCTTCCGCTGCGGTAGACGCATATGACACGTCACTCACCCGTACAACTCCAACCGCATTATCTGTTTCAAGACATTATCTAGCTGCGACCACAATAGGTGGTTACGCATTGTTTGGGGGCGGGATGCAAGGCAATTTTAACAACAACGTAGTAGATGCTTATGATACTTCTCTTGCCCGTACAACCCCAACAGTATTGTCTGTTGCAACATACCATTTATCCGCGACCACAGTTGGTAATTATGCACTATTCGGGGGAGGTTATGCCTCAACTGGAGTAGTAGATGCATATGATACTACACTTACTCGTACGACTCTTGAGACATTATCTGTTCTGCATCGCGAGTTTGCCGCAACAGCGATAGGCAATTACGCCTTATTCGGGGGCGGAGACACACCTCTTACTGACGTAGTAGATATTTTTGAGTACACCCCAACTCCTGGCGCACCAACCTCCGCTCACACTGACAACAAAACCGACACACAAATCGTCATGCACTGGACGGATAACTCTGCTGATGAAACAGGGTTCAAGATGTATCTGGATGATGCATATCTTGAGACAATTGCTGCAGGTTCAGTTTCTTATACCTATACAGGATTGACAGCAAGAACACAGTATGACCTTGCCGTAAAAGCCACAAATGCAAACGGTGATTCAGAAGAAGCACAACTAACGGAATCAACCGTACAAACACTTGATGCTATGATAGATATAATTATGTATAGTCATCTAAGAACTAGAAAATCGTAATTTTAAGGAGGTGGTTGTAATATGGGATTAAAAAATATTGGCACAGCCACTGCACTGTCTGTTGCAAGAGGGTCGTTAGCTGCAACTACGTTAGGCAATTATGCATTATTCGGTGGGGGATTGGCGACAGGTTATTCTGCCGTAGTAGACGCATATGATACATCACTCACTCGCTCAACTCCTACCGCACTATCTTTTGCAAGAGAGTATTTATCCGCAACCACGGTAGGCAATTATGCATTATTCGGCGGGGGCGAGGCGGGGAGCTATTCAGCCGTAGTAGATGCATATGACACTTCGCTTACTCGCACAACCCCAACTGCATTATCTGTCGCAAGAAGGTATATGGACTCAACCACGATAGGTGATTATGCGTTATTTGGTGGTGGGTATTTGTATAATACAGTAGACGCATATGACACCTCGCTTACCCGCACAACCCCTACAGCCTTGTCTGTTGCAAGAAGTAGTTTAGCCGCAACCACGTTAGGTGATTATGCATTATTTGGTGGTGGGTGTACAAGTGATTATGCATTACCTGAAACGGTGTCTGCTGTCATAGATGCATATAATATCTCACTTACCCGTTCAACTCCTACAACGTTATCTGTTGCAAGAACTGATACATCTGCGACCATGATAGATGATTATGCTTTATTTGGTGGCGGGTTTGATGGGACAGCCGAGTCTGCCGTAGTAGACGCATATGATGCTTCACTTACCCGTTCAACCCCTACAGCATTATCTGTCGCAAGACGGAATGTATCTACGACTACGACAGGTGATTATGCGTTATTTGGTGGGGGGTATGGTGGCGGAGCATCTGCGGTAGACGCATACGATTCTTCACTTACCCGCTCAACTCCCACACCGTTATCCGTTGGAAGATATGATATAGGTGCAACCACAATTGGTGATTATGCGTTATTTGGTGGGGGTTATTCTATAACAACTGCCGTAGTAGATGTGTATGCGGTAGTACAAACTGCAATACCTTCTAGTGATATAACTACCGGTTGGACTCCTTCAACCGGAACCACTCTATATGGTTGTATTGACGAGGAAATTTACTCGGATGCCGATTATATTCGTGCTACGGGTGTTAAAACTTGCGAAGTCAAATTATCATCCACGACTGACCCTGTTTCAAGTACAGGACATATTGTCAGATTCAGAGCAAAAGCAACTGGTTCGAGTGGTGCCGAAAGTATGACTGTTACCCTATATCAGGGCACCACTTCCATTGCTGTTGTAAAAAGTGGCACAATTACACGTAGTACATTTAACCCATATACTTTAACACTTTCTGCCGCACAGGCAGACGCAATCACAAATTATGGAGACTTGCGTTTGCGTTTTGTTACTACCACGATTGGCACGACTGAAACAATTGACGTTTCATGGGCTGAAATGCAATTGCCCGCTTCACCGACAGTTACTAACGAAGGTGTATCCGCTCTCTCGGTTACTTCTATTCTTACGGCAACTGGTTCTGTAACCAAAGTCCCCGTTACCCAAGAGGGTGCAAGCAATCTAATAACAACATCTATTTTAACAGTTGTTGGTTCTGGAGTACACGCTATTCATGATGGGGCAATTGTTATCAATAGTACTTCTGTTCTTACAGTTATTAGTGGTGTTACCCATATTATTCATTCTGGTGAAACCACCGTTTCTGTGACCTCTATTTCAACCATAACTAGTTATATAACCCATACAGTTTTTTCTGGGGAAGTCATTATTACTACAACATCAGAACTGTTAGTTATTGGCACAGTAGTTTACAACGCTCCATTGGTGGAGGCTGAAGTTTTATTGCTAGTTTCTTCATTCTTCGGTGACCGCCGTTATTATGAACTTGAAATTTAATATTAAATTGATGACATTGCTACCTAATCACATGTGGTTCGCATAATCGCTTGTATTTCAGTAATATTAGGTGAAAGGAGGTGGTTGTAATATGGGATTAACTTATTTTGGTACAGCTGCCGCATTAAGCTTTGTAAGAGAAAATGTAAATGGAATTTCGATAGGTGATTATGCATTATTTGGCGGAGGACTTATTGTTGGAACAGGTCATACTGAATATGCCATAGTAGAAGCATATAACACTTCATTTACCCGTTCAACTCCAACTGCATTATCTGTTGCAAGAGTTGCCTTAGCTAAAGCTAAAGTCGGCAACTATGCATTATTCGGTGGCGGTAGTGATAGCATACCCACCTATTATGACGTAGTAGATGCCTATGATACCTCACTCACCCGTTCAACTCCCACAGCTCTATCTGAGGCAAAATATTACCTAGCCGCAACCACTATTGGCAACTATGCGCTGTTCGGTGGGGGTAGTGCTGGTACTGCCAAGTCTGCCGTAGTAGACGCGTACGACATATCCCTTACCCGTTCAACCCCAACTGCGCTATCTATTGCAAGATACAATTTATCCGCGACCACGGTTGGTAATTATGCACTATTCGCTGGAGGCTATGCTGCCGCCGCCTCTACTGTAGTAGACGCATACGACGCTTCGCTTACTCGCACAACTCCCACTGCCCTATCTATTGCAAGAAGTAGCTTTGTCGCAACCACAGTTGGTAATTATGCACTGTTCACTGGTGGTTATTATGCCGCAGTAGACGCGTATGATACATCAATTACCCGCACAACTCCCGCCGTATCATTCATTGCAAGGAGCGCTCAGAGTGCAATTACATTAGGTGATTATGCATTATTTGTTGGTGGTTCTTGGTGGGGTAATAATACCAATACCTTTTATAGTATAGTAGAAATATATGACACCTCACTTACCCATTCAGTTTCTACACCATTACCTGTTGCAACTGGTTCTATGGGTGCGGCCACGGTTGGTAATTATGTACTATTCGCTGGCGGTAAAATTACAGACTCAGCATCTACTGATACAGTATACATATACGGATTGGTACAAAATGCAATACCCGCAAGTGATATAACTACCGGTTGGACTCCCTCAACTGGAACCACCCTATACAGTTGTATTGACGAGAATACTTACTCGGATACCTCTTATATTCGTGCTACGGGTGTGCAAACTTGCGAAGTCAAATTATCATCCACGACTGACCCTGTTTTAAGTACAGGACATATTGTCAGATTCAGAGCAAAAGCAACTGGTTCAGGTTCTGCCGAAAAACTGACTGTCACACTCCTTCAGGGCGCAACCTCAAAAGCCGTTATTCTGAGCGCCGGAACAATCACACGCTCAACCTTTAATGAATACTCACTAACACTGACTGCTGCACAAGCAGATTCCATTACAGATTATAGTGATTTGCGTTTGCGTTTTGTTACATCCGGCAGCGCTGTGACTGAAACCATTGATGTCTCTTGGGCGGTAATGGAAGTACCTAATAGTCCATTCACAACTTATGAAGGCGCAAGTGCCCTCTCGGTTACTTCTGTTCTTACAGTAGATGGTTCTGTGCAGAGCGGCACTGTAACACACGAAGGGGAAAGCAACTTAACAATAACATCTGTTTTAACCGTTGTTGGTTCTGGAACACACGTTATTTATGATGGGGCAGTTGCTATAAACGGTTCTTCTGAACTAAATACTTCTGGAGAAGTTTATAGTGATTTAGTCGGTTTTGTTACTCATGCAACATGGAACGGCGAAACACCCATATCTATTACTAGTGAATTATTAATTACAGGTACAAAAGAAACAGGTCTAACAGCCCTTGAGGGTGAAACAGCCTTGCTTCTTAGTTCTGTTTTAACTATTGCGGGTTCTATTATACACACAATACACGAAGGCACAATCAACCTAACGACAACATCCGTTTTAACCGTTGTTGGTTCTGGAGCGCACGCTATTCACGAAGGCATTAATGCAATAAATGCCACTTCATTACTAACCGTTGTTGAAACCCTCTCACACGCAATGTCAGAAGGAGAATCTACTCCTTCTGTTACTTCTACTTTAATCACCTCTAGTTCTGTATTGCATCAAATTTTGGAAGGTTCTGTATCTATTGATGTAACATCAGAATTGCTTGTACTCTCAATGGCGGGTGCTACACATGAAGGCGAAATAGCGCTTTCTATTTCAAGCCAATTACTTATTTGGCGATGGTGGGTTGATAGGGATATAACTGGAACGATTACCCATCCTATTTGGGAGGGCGTCACGAGCATCCTTGCTACAAGCGAGATGCTTGTAGTTGGAGAATCTACTACCCCTGCCGTAACTCATGATGGCAAAATCGCCATTGATGTCATTTCTACCTTAGCTATTATCGATTCCGTAACTCACGTTACAATTTCTGGTGCAAGCGCACTTAATGCAACTTCCGATTTAACTCTTAATGGAAGTGTTTCCCATGCTGTTATTGATGGTGGAATAAGCACGGTTGTAAATTCTAACTTAACTCTGTCTGGTTCTGTCTTACACAGAATTTTAGAAGGCGCTTCAAATATTATTGTAACATCAGACCTGCTTGCGTTACCCGAAAAATCGGGTACTCGTGAAGGTGTTACTACTATTCAAAGTACTTCTGCTCTGGAAGTGGTTAGTTCTGTATCACATCAAACTATAGAAGGCGCTGTTTCTATAAATGGAACGTCTGCTCTTGCTGTAGATGGTACGATATTGCATCAAATGCTCGAAGGAGCCTCAAATATAGTTGTTTCATCCGAGTTGTTGGCTGTCGATTCGATAACACACGCAACTCTTGAAGGTGAAACAAGCTTTACACAAAATTCAGATTTTACTATCTCTGGTAGCGTTTTACACGCTGTTACTGATGGGGAATCTAATATTGCAATTACAAGCGAATTAATAGTTATTAGTACTGTTACCCATGTTCTGGTTAATGCTGAAACCAATATTCTTCAAACATCAAGTTTGACTGCTAGTGGTTCTGTATTACATCAAACATTAGAGGGAAGTACAAACGCAAACATAACATCAAACCTTTTCTCTGTTGCTGAAAAAACCGGTACACACGAAGGTGTTGTTAATGTTCAGGGCACTTCGTCTCTTGCAGTTGTTGGAACGGTAACACACCTTACTTGGGAAGGCGCTACTGTAATTAGTGGAACTTCTTTACTAACGATTGATAGTACATCTGTTAGTATCCATAATGGCGAAACTATTATAGAAAGTACGTCTACCCTTGTTATTCTTGGAAGTGTTACTCACACTACGCATTTAGGTGAAACAATTATCAATATTACTTCGGATTTAACCGTCGCTGATACTACATTACACACCATACATTCCGGCGAAGCCACCGCAGATGTTAATTCAACACTTATTGCAGTTGGTACAAAAATTGATGCGACTTGGGAAGGTGCTTCTGCATCAACCGAGGATTCAATATTAACAATAGCCGGTTCTGTACTACACCAAATATTAGACGGAAGTACAAATATTGTTGTAGCATCTGAACTACTTGCCGTATCTACAAAGACAAGTATACACGAAGGGGCTACTAACATTCAAAACAGTTCTGTTTTGACTGTGGTGGATTCTGTATTACACACTATTTGGTATGCCACAAACTATATAAATGCAACTTCCGCTCTTACCATAAGCGGTTCTATATTACATCAGATTCTAGTAGGGGCTTCCGGTATTATTAGTTCTTCCGAACTAGCGATATCTGGAATTGTAACACATATTATAGCTGAAGGATTATCAGTTATTAGTGGTTCGTCTGAACTGATGGTTGCCGATTCGGTGCTTCATGCTGTTCTAGATGCTAGTACCAATGTTATTGTAACATCTGAATTAGTAGTTATTGGCGAAGGCGCATATCTTATACACGAGGGTGTTACTAATATTTCTGTAACTTCTGAACTAACTGCTATTGGCTCTGGAGCATATCTTATACGTGAAGGCGCTTCAACAATAGATGTTTCTTCAAATCTAACTACCGATGGCTCTGTATTACACCAAATCTTAGAGGGAACATCCAATGTAGTTGGTTCTTCTGAACTAGCCACATCTGGAACTGTTTTACATATTATATCAGAAGGCTTGTCGACTATTAGCAATTCATCCGAATTGTTAGTTGCTGGTTCTGTCCTACATATTATTTTAGATGCTAGTGCTAACGTTATCGTTACTTCTGAATTACTTGCTGTTGGTGAAGGGGCATATCTTATCCACGAAGGAACTTCTACAATAAACGTTTCTTCAACTATGGTCATTACTGGTTCAGTAACACACATTATTCAAACTGGTGATAGTACTATTTCTGGCACATCTGCCTTAACCATTATTGGCTCTGTAGCACACGCTGTATACGATGCTATGAGTACAATTAATATGGCTAGTGAATTGCTGGTAGTGGGTACAAGAATCGGTTCCGATGCTGGCGAAAGTAACATTTCAGTCAGTTCTACGTTAACGGTATTTGGTTCTGTAGTTCATACTATTTCGGGGGGTGCTGTTTCTATAGACGAAACATCACTGTTAACCGCAAACGCCACCGTATTACACCAAACTCTTGACGCTGTTTCTAATATTATTAATTCTTCGGAGTTATTAGTATCTGGAACCGTAACACATATTATATGGGAAGGTATATCCAATATTAATGGTTCTTCTGAACTATTAACGGTTGGTTCTACATCTCACGTCATACTAAACGCCAGTACTGAAATAAACGTAACATCCGAGTTGACAGCAGTTGGAGAAGGTGCATATCTAATCCACGATGGAGTTTCTACAATAGAGGCTTCTTCAATCCTAACTACTATCGGAAATATTTCCCACGCTGTTATTTATGGTGGAATCAGTACGATTGTAGGCTCTAACTTAGTTCTTGTCGGTTCTGTTTCTCATGCGATACTCGAAGGTGAAGTAAGTCTTACACAAACTTCAGAATTTAGTATACTCGGAAACATCTTACATGCAATTCATGAAGGCATTACTGATATAACTACAACATCTGAATTGCTTGTTATTGGTGAAGGTGCATATCTTATTCATGAAGGTGCTGTTGCAATAAATGGCACAAGCGAGTTATTGGCAATTGGTACAAGAGTTGGCTTTGACAATGGAGAGAGCATTGTTTCAGTTACTTCAACATTATTATCACTTGGCTCTGTATTACATGTTATTTTGGAAGGTATTTCTGCAATAAACGAAACCTCTTCACTTAGCATATACGGAACAGTATTACACCCAATAGCAGAAGCCTACACAAACGTTGTTACAACATCTGAATTACTTATCGCTGGGGCAATTACCCACGCTACAATTGAGGGTGTAAGTGACATAAATGTTGCGTCTGAGTTATTGGCCGGTGGTTCTGTTTTACACACCATTACTTCGGGTGAAGTTATAGTTGTTACAACTTCCGAAATAACAATAATAGGAAGTGTATTACACACAATAATAAATGGTGAAAGTGCTCATAGTATTACTTCCGCACTTGTTGCAAATGGTTATATTACGCAAGCCATTTTGGAAAGCATTGTTTCTATTAATGAAGCCTCCGTCCTAACCACATATGGTTCGGTACTACACCAAATTATCGAAGACGCTACTAATATTCTTGTAACGTCTGAATTAATTACTTTCCCTGAGACAACTGGTATGTACGAAGCTATGGCTGGAATATTAGGCACTTCTGCTTTAGGAGTTGAAGGGTTAGTATTACACCAAACCATAGAAGGAAATGTTTCTGTAAATGAGATATCTGCCCTTTCTTTGGGTGTGCTTGTTTTACATCAAACTCTCGAAGGCGTTCTAAATGTAAATGTTTTATCCGACTTATTGATTGCTGGTTCAATAGACCATGTGATTGCAGAAGGTGAAACAAATATCACACAAATTTCAAGTTTAAGTATCGAAGGAATTGTTACTCACCAAACTATCGAGACTAGTGTAGAAATTACACAAACGTCCTCTTTGGTTGCTACCGGTATTGTAACACTTGCTGTCTTTGATGCTGAAACTACAATATCTGAAACATCTGAGTTAATCGTTCTGGGGTCTGTTGCTCACCAAATTACAAATAGTGTAGCAGATATAAATACTACCTCAGCGTTATTTGTTGAGGCAACTAAAGTAAGTACCCAAGAAGGGGCATCCGACATATCAACAACTTCTGCATTAGAAGTAGCCGATAGTGTTGTTCATGCTACCATTGAAGGCTCTATAAGTATTAATGTAACATCTGAATTACTAACTTTCCCAGAAGTCGGTGGAGTATTCGAAGGTGTTGTTGGAGTTGAACAAAGTTCTGAACTAACAGTATTGGCAACTCTTACTCATGCAATATGGGTAGGCATTGTTCCAATAGCCGTATCTTCTACCATGCTTATCAATGGTGTGGTATTACATCAGATACTAGAATCCTCAACTAGCATTATTGGAATATCAAACTTATATGTTTCTGGAACATCCGTTAGTACATTTGAAAGTACAACAAGTTTTGAAGCTTATTCAGAACTAAGTATCGTTGGAACAATATTACATTATATTGCTAGTGGTTTATCCGATATTGCCTGTGCTTCTAGTTTTGAGGTTTCTGGCGATGTTACACACGTAATACACGAAGGCGAAGTTGTAATTGTTAGTACATCTGCCATACAATTAAATGGGCATATACTTGTAGATATTCAG